TCGTCTCGCGTGGCGCTGCGCGAACCCAGACCATCAGGGCATCACGCCCGGCGAGGTGCTGGTTGAGGGCCTCGCGGCGCTTGAGCAGGTACGCGAGGAGAACCGGCAGATGCGCGCGGCGTACCACGCGAAGGTCAACCCATGAGGGCGCGCATCCTCGTCGGCGACTGCCGCGAGAGCATGGCCACGCTCGAGGCCGAGAGCGTTGATGCCGTCGTGTGCGACCCGCCCTATGAACTCGGATTCATGGGTCGGAAGTGGGACGCGAGCGGGATCGCCTATGACCTCGAGGTATGGCGACAGGCCCTGCGAGTGCTCAAGCCCGGCGGGCACCTCCTGGCCTTCTCAGGGTCGCGGACCTATCACCGCATGGCGTGCGCCATCGAGGACGCCGGGTTCGACGTGCGCGATCAGATCATGTGGCTCTACGGGAGCGGGTTCCCGAAGTCGCTTGATGTGTCGAAGGCTATCGACCGTGCGGCAGGGGCGGAGCGAGAAGTAGTTGCTAAGTCTTCACGACACGGCGGCGGGACAGGCATAGGCGCAGCGTTCACGGTATCGCCTACAGTTCCGGACATCACCGCCCCCGCCACCGACGACGCCCGCCGCTGGTCCGGCTGGGGCACGGCCCTAAAGCCAGCGCACGAGCCGATCTGCATGGCGCGTAAGCCGCTGGTCGGGACCGTCGCGGCGAACGTGCTGCGATTCGGTACGGGTGCGATCAATGTGGATGGCTGTAGGGTTGAAATGCTTGCAGGGGATCGGAAGGGTGAGTTCGGTCCAAGGACTATCGGATTAGGCGAAAACAACACGAATGGCATCTATGGTGTAGGATTTTCTCGGCAGGATGCCGACGAAAGCGTAGGCCGCTGGCCCGCCAACGTCATCCACGACGGCAGCGACGAGGCGACCGAGGGGCTACGCGACGCGGCCCGGTACTTCTACACGGCGAAGGCGAGCGGAGAGGACCGCGACGAGATGCTCGGAGACGTGCCGAAGAACGTGCATCCGACCGTGAAGCCTACCGACCTCATGCGCTACCTCGTGCGGATGGTCACCCCACCGGGGGGCCTCGTGCTTGACCCGTTCACCGGGTCAGGCTCCACCGGCCGAGCGGCGATGCTTGAGGGGATGCGCTTCATCGGGTGCGAGCTCTCGCCCGAGTACGCCGAGATCGCGCGGGCGCGCATTCGCTTCACGCTCGGGCCGCTCTTCGCGCATCTGGTCGAATAGTGCTCGCGTGGCTAACCGTGGCGACCATCGTGCTGCTAGTGGGCGCGATGGTGCAGCTGGTCGCACGGGTCGCCGTGTGCGTGCTGCGCGCTATCGTGTCTCGACTACGTCCACGTCGGCAGAGCGCACGGCATCGGAGCAGTCACCGCGGACTGTCTCGACCGTGAACTCTGGTCCCCATTCCTGACGCGCCTTCGCAACGGCACGGCGCCAGACGCGACGTACCTGCGCGGCCTCGTCGTCGGCTTCGTTGCAGAGCCGATGCGTAGTGACCTGCACACGCACCACGACGGGGTCGACCTCGACCACGTGCGCCGTCAGTGTGAACCCTTCGGGCCACAGACATTCGTGAAGCCGAGGGTCGGCGATGGAAAGCACCTCGCCGACCTCGACCGCACAGGAAACGTCTAGCCCTTCCACGGCGCGTAAGTCTTGCCGTCCCACGTAAGCGCCTGCCGGCTCTTGTCGCGGGCACGGTACGGCTCGCCCAGGGAGACGTGGATCCACGACACCTTGCCGCCAGGGCCCTCGAGGATGGCCTGACCGAAGGGGATGCCGCTCTCCTTCACGATCCACGCGAAGACGACCTCAAGCGCCACGCCGGGCACGACGATGTCCGCGGCCTGCCCGCTCATGTGCTGCGAAGTCTTCGACCCGCCCACCGCCGTGTTCACGGCAGGACCACGGAACGCGCTGTTGATTCGCACGGCACCGAACTTCGCCCGAATCGGCTCGAGGACCGTGGTCGCCAGCGCCGTCAGCGCACCCATACACGCCTGCGCCTCCTGACGGTTGACTGCTTGGAGCGCGGTCTGCCCGGTACGCGTGAGCTCGTCGAACGTGAAGTGTGGGGACAGGTTCACGGCTTCCTCCCTGCTGGCTTGGGCTTCGCTTTCGCTGCCTTCTCGAGCTTCTCGACGCGCGCGATCAACAGCTCGGCGTCGAAGTCGTCGGGAAAGTCGATCGAGGTCATGCGTGAGGCTTTGGCCTCGACCGCTGCGATACGGGCCTCAAGCGACGTGTGCGCCGCGACGCACTGCGGCGGGCTCGTGGTAGGCCCCTGCATCTTCGCGTTGAGCTCAGCCATCGCCAGCTCGTGCGCCTGCTCGGCCTGCTTGTTGGCGAGCTCGGCCTTCTGCTTCGAGCTCTGCGAGTAGAACTTCCACGCCGCGCCGCCCCCGAGGACCGCAACGACGGCGAGGACCACGCCGAGCATCCCACCTTCCTCAGCGCCCTGGGCGAGCTTGACGAGCTCCTCGGGCGACGGGGTAGCGGCCTGCGCCTCATGCGCGATCAGGCCCGCGTCATCGCTTACCTGCTCCACGATGGCGTCCTTCGCTGGCTCCTGTGCGGGAGGCTCCCCCTCGACGGTGAAGTGCTCGGGCATCAGCGGATCTCGTTGATGAGGATCTCGATGTTGACGGCCGTATGCGAGATCGAGAACAGGCCCAGCTTCGTGATCGGCGCGATGCCCGTGGGGCGGTTCGCCCCGACGGTGAACGTCCGCTGGTTGTCGATCGTGAAGTACACGTTTGCTGGCGCAGCGCCGCCATCGGTAAGCGTCTGATCGGTGGACAGATACAGCCCCTTGCTGGCATTGTCGCGGTTGTGGACGATCACTTGATACTGCCCCGAGGTCGGCAGCGTGATCAGGCGCACCTGTCCAGCCGTGCCAGGCGTGGTCGTCCAGGCGACGAGCGGGAGGGTAGACGGAGCGGAGAGGTCGAGAGCGGCCATGATGCCTCCTAGTCGAGGGCGTCGACGGTGAGCAGGTACACGAGCTTGCCAGCGATCGCGAGCAGCTTGCGGCGCTCGGCACGGGTGATCTTCGTGCCGCCGTCGCCGTCGACCGCGCGGGCATCCTTAATCGCGTCGAGGAGCACGAGCACCTCGGCCGGGAGCTTCATGATTTCGTCAGGGGAGAGGGGCACTGGTCACTCCTGTGTGCGTGTGGGCCATCGCGGCGACGGTCGCCAGCTGGCGCTCGATAGCGTCGAGGCGCCCCTCGATCCGGCTCTGGCTGGAGAGGATCTGCTGGATCTGCGCGGCGTCGATCTGGGGCCCGCTGCTCGCCTCGGCCGACTTCATGCCGAGGACGCCGCCGCCGCCGGCCATAGCCGCACCGATCACCATGAGCGCCCATACGGGCACGGGCACGAGGCGCTGCGACCACGCTACCTGAGATTGACTGTCGGCCATCAATGCCCCCACTGATGCGCCGATACTAGCGCACTACGCGCGGAAACGCACGACGAGGTTGCCCGACTCGTCGTAGCCCTCGCTCCAGTCCTCGGCCCATGGCTCAACGACCACGCCAGCCGGAAGGCGCGCGGCGTCGACCGTAGCGCCAGCCTGAAGGTCGATGGTCACCACGCTAGGGTTCGCCGAGAGGATGGAGAGGATGTAGTCGGTCGCGTCCATTTCATACCTTTAAGAGGAGGCTGTCGCCTGCGGTCGTCGGGTGGTACCCGGCAATGTAGCCCTGCTCGACGCCCAGGTAGCGCCACGTGAGGCCGGTCTGGCTGTCGGACGTGTAGTACATCTCGCGCAGCTGCCCGTAGAAGGCACCCGCGAGGACGCCGACCTGCACGGGGATACGCGGGATTTCGCCGCCCCGGTTTGCCCATGCGGCCGGAATGACGTTGCCAAGCGAACCGAAGTAGCGCCCAATGCCCGTAACGGTCGTGCTGGCGTTGTTGAAGGCTCCGCTGTGGCACGTTTGTACACTCGTCGTATGCGAGAACCACCCGCCATCCGAAGCACCGAGCGAGCTCCACGTTGCGGAGATATTGCTCGTGGAGCCTGTCCCCGTCATCATGTACACACGCCCATCGCTCTCGGCCGTACCTGCGGCACTGGAAAGCGGGTCGAGAAGCGCGCCGAAGGCCACCGCGGAAGTCGTGCCTGCCGTCGCCGCTTGGCACACCTGCATGACGCATCCCTCTTGCGACTCCCACATGAACACGCGGTCATAGGAGACCGTGGAGAAGGTGCGACTCCACTTCCAGTAGCCCGAGAAGCCAGACGTGAACGGCTGCGCGTTGACCCACGACGTATACGTGCCGCTCCCACGGTTCATGCCGTAGAGGAGGCAGTTGTTCGTCATGGCGTTGTCTGGCGACAGGAGCGTGTAGGACTGCGTCCTCGTCGTGTTCGCGACGATGTAGCGCATGCCTAGGGCGTTCGTGGGCGGGTTGCCGTATGCGGCCTCCGTTACGCTGCTGATCTGCTCGCGCGCCCACGTCCAGGCGCTACCTGTCCCGGGCGTGCGCGCCGAACCATTCGCGTAGGTCGTTGCCTGACCGAGCGTATAGATGGCGTCTAGGCACGCCGAGATGCTCCCGCCCGTGAAGCTGGCGGCGCCTACATACTTCCAGTTGAGCGGCGAGAGAGCCACGCGTCCTCCTAGGAGATGGTACCGGGGAACACGCCGGCAGTGTCAAGCGTGAGGGCCTGACCGGAGAGGTCCTCTTCATCGTAAGCGTTGGCGAGGAGACTGACCGCCGCGGCGATGGCCACCCACTGAAGGATGCCGCCACGACGCACGAGCATCGTCTCATCTTCGGTCGCCTGCACTGCCTGTGCGGCGCCGCCACCGTTGAACGCTGCGACGCTCGTCGTGCTGCCCGTATGTCCGCTCGAGGTCCACCCGAGCGAGGACAAGGCAGAGTGAGCAGGAACGGCCGGCGTGCCGTGGGTGTGGTCCCCGCGTGCGTAGTCCGTCGAGGTCCCAACGGCCGGGCTCTGCCCGAAAGAGGTTTCGCTCACGACCGACGAGGCCGGCGTCCCACCGCCACCGCCACCGCCAGATGCGGCGACCGTGACCGTAAGCACCTCGCCCGT